TTATCAGTATAAGTACGATTATCATGTCCGCACCCTACCATGTCCCCAGCAAAAGACCAGAGCATATCGCGGTACACTGTGTATAACCTAAATACTCCTACTAACCATGGCTAAGAAATTCCAGCGCGTCGTTGATATACCGGATGACGAGATTGTCACTCCTGAGGACGTAAATCAGGCTATTTCCGCCGTTGTAGATGCCTTTAGGAAGGTAGATACCCAGATTGTGGGGAAGATTGATGCTACGGAGCAGTCTTTGCGCGAGGGTACACAGCGTGTAGACCAGAAGGTGGAGGCTATAGATAAGATTTTCTCCGCTAAAACAGCCAATCTAGCTCGTTCTATTAACGAAATGGAGCTAAAGCACGGAAAGGACGGTAAGGATGCGGACGAGAAGAGAATCGTAAAGGAGGTACTTGCACAAATCCCTGTACCAGCAGACGGAAAGGACGGCTCGCAAGATTCCGCAGAGGACATCAGGAACAAGCTAGAACTCCTAGACGGAGAAGACCGCCTCGATAAGAAGGCTATTCGTGGTCTTGAGGACTATGATTCGGTACTTGAGTTCTCTAAGCGTCCTATTGCCCCGCAAATCCTTAGTGGAGCTTCTGGAATCAAAGAGATTCGCGCTGGTTCAGGAGTAACGATAGATAATACTGTTCTAGGATACCCAACTATTTCCGCAACAGGCAGCGGCTCAGGAACCGTTACCGACGTCTCTATTGTGTCCGCAAACGGCCTTGCTGGAACTGTCGCAACGTCCACCACCACTCCGGCGATAACTCTCTCAACAACCGTAAATGGTCTCGTGAAGGGGAACGGTACGGCTCTTTCTGCGGCGGTAGCGAATACCGACTACCAGGTTCCTATAACTCTCACCACCACGGGCTCTTCCGGTGCAGCAACCTTTGATGGCACGACACTTAACATTCCTCAGTATTCCGGCGGGGGAGGTAGTGGAGACGTGGTTGGCCCTGCCTCAGCTACTGATGGTGCTCCCGCACTTTTCGACGGGACTACTGGAAAGCTCCTAAAGAACTCTACTCCCACAGGAACCGGAAACCCTGTACTCCAGACAGCTCCTACATTCGCTACCTCTATAACAGGAAGTTACCTTACGGCCTCAGAAATACTCATAACTGATGGCTCTAAGAATATCGTCTCGGCTCCGGTTGCGACCTATCCTTCCCTCACAGAGCTTACTTATGTAAAGGGAGTCACTTCTGCTATCCAGACGCAGATTGATACAAAGGAGGCCGCCCTCACGTTCTCCACGGGCCTCACAAGAACAGTAAATACAATAACCGCAAACATCTCGACAGGTATCGCAGGAAGTCAGACTATCTACGGAGGTACAGCGGCAAACGAAGACCTCACTATTGAGGGAACCTCACACGCAACCAAGACAAGTAGTTACGTTATTCTTCAACCATCAGGAGGAAACGTAGGTATCGGCACCACCACGCCGCTCTCTAAGTTGAGCATTGTGCACGGATCCAGCTACGCTAGTGCGAACGCCGCGCTGTCCCTCATCTCTTCGTCTGATCCAAACCGCTCTATGTACGCTGGCTACGATAATTCGCTGAATGCCGGATTCATTCAGGCCATTGAGCAGAATGTCGCATTCCGCCCGCTCCTCTTGAATCCGAACGGAGGCAACGTAGGCATCGGCACCACCACCCCAACAAGCCCGCTCTCGGTGTCAGGGACACTGGGAAGCACTCCTATTGTATACATCGGATCGCCAGGAACGAGCCAGGCGCTCTCCATGGGTACGTGGTATGGGGGTGCAACATCAAACTCATGGATAGAAGCGAGCCCGCTCGTGCTCAATCCGAGCGGTGGCGGCAACGTCGGTATCGGAACAGTGTCGCCTAACTACACCCTCCATATTGAAACCTTAGGAAACGGCTCAACTATAGGTACGGGTAACTGGGATGATGCAGTGAATCTCTTCGTCGGAAGCGGATATAACGGTGGAGTGGCATACAACACTGGCAACCAAATTGCAGCCATCTCCTCATGGACTGGCGAGGCAGGGCTGACCTTGATGGTAAACAACGTATACGGCTGGCTCCAGGCAGTAGATTCTTCAGGAAACTTCCAGCTTCGTCGGGGATTTGCAGGACAGGGTGGTACGGCGATCTCGGTGAATACAGCTGGCAACGTCGGATTTGCAAATACTTCCCCGTCGGCACTTCTTACCCTTGGAACCGCAGGAACCAAAGCAGGAACCCTCTCACTTGCAGGAGGAACTTCGGGTGTAATAACGCTTCAAACAGCCGCAGCAGCGGGTACCTACACCCTCACTCTCCCTACTACTGATGGAAACGCGAGTGAATTTCTACAGACTGATGGCTCAGGAGTGCTAACGTGGGCAGTGCCGACAGGTACGGGCGCAAACACCGCACTCTCAAACCTCGCAAGTGTTGCAATTAACACGACTCTGGTGTCAGATACAGACAACACTGACGACATTGGAACCTCCTCAGTATTCTGGCGCACAGGGTACTTCAAGACCTCTATAGAACTTGGGGCTACGGACACGACAATCGCTCGTTCTGCCGCAGGAGTTATCGCCGTTGAAGGTGTGGATGTAGTAAACACAACCACAGCTCAAACAGTAACGAACAAGCGGAACCAGCCGCGCACCGCAAGCTCTACAAGCAACGCGAACCTCGACCCAGACCTCGCAACAGCAAACGTCTACTACAGGACAACGCAGACGGTAGGCCTTACTATCGGTGCACCTACAGGAACCCCGGTTATCGGAGAGACTATAGCTATCTACGTTGACTCGGCAGGCGCACAGACGCTCACCTTTAACGCGACCTACATTCCGTTCGGGGCTGCCTTCCCTGCGTCAACGACAGCCGGAAAGACACTGATGATGACCGCTCAGTACAACGGTACAAATTGGAAGACTCTGTGGGCTAATCAGGTGTAGGTATGGCAACAGTAAAAGCACTCGTTGTAGCAGGAGGAGGGGCAGGAGGCGGATGGACTGCTGGCGGTGGTGGCGCGGGAGGCTACCAGTACAACGCTGCCCTTACGGTAACTGCTCAGGCGTATACCGTTACGGTCGGTGCTGGCGGTACCCCAGGAGGAACAGGATTTACCGAACCAACAAGTATCGGTGCAACAGGTAGTAACTCAGTTTTCTCCACCATAACTGCTAACGGCGGCGGCGGTGGTAACTATATCGCTGGACAGAACGGAGGAAGTGGCGGCGGCTCAGGTTCAGGTGCGGGTTCAGGAGGAACGGGAAGCCAAGGAGGGAACGGTGGGGTTGGAAGTGGTGCGCTAAACGGTGGCGGTGGTGGCGGTGGTGCAGGTGCCAACGGTGCCAACATTACTACACTAAATGTCGGTGGTGCTGGTGGTGCTGGTACTGCCAATTCAATCTCCGGTGCTTCCGTAACATACGCTGGTGGTGGTGGCGCGTCCGCAGGAACCACAGGAGGTGCGGGCGGAGCTGGTGGTGGTGGAGCAGGTTCTGGTGGCGCAGGCAACGGCGTGGCTGGCACGGCAAACACCGGTGGTGGTGGTGGTGGTGCATACGGCGGTGCTGGTTCTAACTTCGGCGGTGTCGGCGGCTCAGGAATCGTTATCATCTCGTATGCAACTGATGGCTCAGATGGAGTATCTGCAACGTCTACTGGCGGAACCATCACCACATCTGGAGGCCAGACAATCCACACATTCACTTCTAGTGGCACATTTACTTGTGTGCTTGTTTCTACCTTCACAGCTTCTCCCATGATGCACATGATGCAGATGGCGGGTGGAATCGTATAGTTATGAAGTTTCTCCGCGAAAATCACAGAAATAACACCATGCGTATGAAACACTCGTGCGATGACAATGATTGATATGGATGAGGTTGAAAAGAGACTGGAAAAACGGCTGGATGCCCAAAGTGCCGACCTCAAGGAGCACATGAATCTAATCATTGAGCCTATCCGCGTCCAAACCACTAAGACCAATGGTAGGGTTTCTATCATGGAAAAGATGGTGTGGATGGCTGCCGGAGCTGTAGTTATTCTTACGCCGTTTACCTACTACATCGCCACAGAGGTAGGTGAGATTAAGGAATCTCTTCGTGAGACTGTCCGCGCAGAGGCACGCACTGCTGTTGATGAGGCATTTGGCGCTAGAACAGAAGCATTAGAAGTAGCACAGTAACTATGGCTGCAATACCGAAGAAAAAAGTTATCTTGAAAGTAAAGAAGCGTGCGCCGTTTAAGCCAAAGGGACGAGGAAACAAGTATGTCTAAGCTCGTCTTGCCATATGAGATGTTCCCCGTTCGTATCAACCAGGAATGGGGACGCAAGGACTCGTTCTACGAACAGTTCGGCTTCAAGCAGCACAATGGAACTGACTACGCTCTAGGGGAAAAAGGAGAATTACGCTGTCCAGTTCCTTGTGAAGTAACAAAGATAGCAGTACAGCCTACGGGTGCAGGACTCTATATCTGTCTTCTTACGCTCGACCAGTACGACTTCGAGGACGACAAGAGCGCATTCGTAGAGCTTACCTACATGCACCTCGACCACACCATAGCCTCTGTAGGACAGAAATTGGCCCCTGGAGAGCTGTTTGCCATCGGAGACAATACGGGTGCATCTACTGGAAGCCATACCCACCTAGCACCGAAGAGAGTCAAGAAGCGTTCTGGCGGGTACTACACGATAGATAAGAACGACGCTAACAGTACGTTCGACCCTGAAAAGCACCGTAACGGAACCTTTGCTAAAGACCTTGTACCTAAGAGCAAATACTTTCCCTTCTCTAAAGACCTCTACATAGGTATGGAAGACCCGGAAGTAAAGGAGCTACAGAAGTTTCTTAACGCTCAGGGATTTCGGGTAGCGTTGTGGGGAAATGGTGCGCCCGGCCTAGAAACGGCATACTTTGGTGCTTTAACACAGAAAGCTCTACGGAAATTCCAGCTTGCTAAAGGCATTGTCCCCAGCTCAGGGTACTTTGGACCTATAACAAGAGCATTTATTCGTGCTAACCTATAATTCATGGAAACAAACAAGTGGGCTTTTACGCGTGCGCCACGTTTCTGGGTGATGCTTGCCGGTGCTTTGTCCGTCTACCTTGAAATGAAGGGCTGGATTGGCGAGCCAGAAACGGTACTCATCGCAACAGTCTCTGCAATCTTTATCACGGTCCAGACCGTGGATAGGTTTGGAGACAAGAAAGTAGAAGCTGCGGAAATCGCAAGCAACACCAACACCATCGTCTTCGATAAGTAGACAAAGTACAGAACGGCATCTCAAAGTACGGCTCGACACCTGAAATGAGTGAGTACGGAAGCAACGACGGGCGACGTTTCACCTGAAACAACTCAAAAAGACTCTCAGCACTCTCTTTATAGGCTTTATCTTAGGTGCGTTATTGGTCCCGTTAATCGCGCGAGCAGTAACAACCCCAGAACCAAGCCGAGTTATACACACCCCAGGAACTGCTCTGGTGGCAAAGGGTGGTATGTTTAAGGAGTCAGACGTATCTGACTCAAGACGAGCGCACACCACTTCTTCGGAGGTGGCTGTTGCGTTAGAAGGGGTCCAGAAGGCCCAAAACGCCCCTCTGGGCGTGGTTACGGACGAAATCGAGAGAGTGTTCGGTAAGAACCATATTATGTACTGGGTGGCCGTTAATGAGAGCGAGCTGAGTCCAACGGCTGCTAGCGGTTCCGGTGCCGAGGGTGTCTTCCAAATAACTCAAGGAACCTGGAGAAACTTTAAGTGTTCCGGCACGCACTTCGACTACAAAGCGAATGTGCAGTGTGCAAAGAAGATATACGATGCAAACGGTCTTACAGATTGGCGGTGGAGTAAGTACGAAGGCTCACAGGGAGGGTGGGCAAAACACTTATCCACATCTCACGGGGGCTAGTACTACTTGTGGGGGTTATACTAAAGAAGTCCTTCGGGGCCGAAACAAGAACTGTCCTTTGTACCAACGCTAGATTTCTTGAGTACAGACTTCCTTCCCCGGAAACCTGACTCTTACTCCATTCCTAAGCAAAGGCACTGCTCCCAAGAACGGGAGCTTGTTTCGTTTCTGTACACAAAACCGCCCACGTATGGACGGTCCTGTTGGATTCCTGAGAAGCTTCCCGCGCACTATACTAGAAGACGAATGAAAGTCCAGTGAATTACTGAGATGCTAGCAAGGCACCTCCCGCCACAATAGCTACTATTCCAAGAACAACTGTAGGAAGCACAAGACCTAACGCTGCAAGCCCAATTAGAATAAATGCGATGCCTCCAAAGATTCTGTATATCATGCAGAGATATTCACTTATCCCCCATGTAGAACTCATGAAGGAGGGGGTACTATCTATTTGGAACGAAAGGAGTTCTCCATGAGAATATTGTGCCCACGTTGCGATGCGGTTCTTACCGGAAATGAATGCCAATGCGGTTTCATGTTCCGCGAACGCCGTCCCCAACAGCTCTGCCTGCCTATCGAATCCCCGCCTGACGAGCTTCCTCTGGAGCTTCCAGGGTCTCTGTACGAAGGGCATCCCGTTCTTCTCTAGGGAGTAAGGCCCGCTAGAAAGGAGGCTCCAATATCTCCGCAGCAGGAAAGTTTAGCGGTTACCTGCATAAACTAAAACAGCCCCGTAAAAAGGGCTGTTATCTTCCTACTTGTTGGCTTCGTAAAAGGCTTGCGCGAAGTTCTGAGAACAGAGAGACCTAAATTCCATATCGTTCCCCGGCCTCGGAAGTCCCTGGAACTCAGGTATGAGGTCGTATGCGCTCTTGTGCATGAAGGCTAGAGAAGGTTTCCCGCGCCCCGGTCTGACGTATAGCTTGTCGTTCTTCGGCACGTCTTCCCACTTGTGATACTTCCGTTCCGGTATGTTGAAGTCTCCCCACAGCGCCGTCTTCTTGGTCCAGGGAGAACCGTACCACCACGGCTCATACTCGTACCTAGGAGGCCCCAAGAAGTCCTTTAGCACCCCCTTAGCAGGATTCTCAATAACCCAGAACTTCGGTTTAGCCTGAGAAATTATCCTCTGGCACTCGCGCACCAGCTTCATCCCTTCTTCCGGGTTCCTTGCTTTACCGTCTGTACGAGCGGTAGAGAACTCAAGGCACACAGGGTTAGCAATAATCCCATATACATTCTCAGGAGGAACGTAATTCTCAACCCCTATAGAGCTTCCTATGAGCCGCACATCGTACCCAGCATCCTTCCACGGCTTCGTATCGCTTCCTGTATCCGCGCAAAGCTGGAGAATAATCTTCCTATACATTCAAAGAGATGGGTTAGAGTCCCATGTTTTTTACTACGTAGACCTCCATAACATCCTCGTCGTTTACGATAGACTTCGCATACGCACGAGCTTCTTTAAGAGAATCAAACTCTCTTTCCCAAAACCCCTCATAAGGGTGCGACTCGAATACCATATATTTCTCCATACGTATCTTTTTATCTACTGGTTAGTCTTCTTTATTTTCTTCCTCTGTGTACGGGCGACAATACGCTGAACAATGGGCACAACTCGCAAAGGCTTCGCGGCAATCGCACCTACATTCGTGTTTTATATCCATAGGTTTTCTTTAAGTATGTTTTGTTGTTAGTTGTTGTGAATGAATGTGATGAAGCTTGACAGCGAATTGAAGTCTTCGTCCGTGTAGTTTCCTCTCCCGCGCTTTTCAGCATCAATTAATGCCTTTTGGTAGTCGTTATAAAGTTCGACTAGGATTTTCTTTACGCGTTCTTTTTCCATAGCTACCCTTGAGGGTCTTTTAATGAGTCTAGGGCCTTGAGTTGTTTCTGGTGGTATCGGAGTGTTTCGTCTGTGTATTCCGGCCATTCAGAGTAGGCAATCTCTATATGTGCTTTCGCGGCCTCTAGTGTGCTGTTATTAATTTCGCCGGCAAAAAATGCAATGTCAAACATTGGCTTCTTTCCCTTGTATCCGTTGTGTACCCAGTTCGTTATTTCGTGCTCGTGGTCTAAGAGCGCATCGTTCCATTTTTGAAGAATATCCATACACTATTTGTTCCAGCCAAACTTATCTGCTAAAGCGGCTCCGGCGCGGTACTGTTCTGCTTCTATAGAGTTCTTGAAACGGTAGAGCATAACCGCAAGCTCATCTTCACTCATAGCCATATCGCGGTAATCATGCGCGTACATATTCACAACCTTAATCGTGTCCGCAACTTCTTCGGGTAGTTTTTCCATAAATCTATATGTTCTCCTCTAGTCGGGTAATGGCTTCGAGGGTTTCTTCACGGTAGGTGTTGTATCCGGTCTTTTTGCACATGAGAAAATCCAAGTCTCTGTTCTGCCCTTCGCGGGACATCATTTCTTCCCGGGTATATGGGTCATGAGGCGGCAAAACATCCTTCGCATCCCGTATCCCCTGTAGGTAGGCTTGTTTTGCTAGTTCGTCGTGAGATTCATTGAGGCGTTCGATATCCGGCACGAATATACCGATACTAAACTCTGAGTGGTCTCCTTCTACTTGGAATGGGGTGTACTTCGCGGTTAAGTCTTCCTTGAAATCCGCAATAAGCTGTTCTAGGCTCATACGAAGAATTCTATCTCGTCTATGTTCTGCGCGAAGAATAGATCTCGCACAGAAAGAACAATACCTACAATACTTACCCCTAATGCTATTCCTCCTAAGATGATTAGTTCCATGTTTTGGTGTGGTTATTAGTTTTACTCTTTTAGTATAGGGTAGTTTCGGCGCAAATTTCGCAAGAGAAACTCTACCTGTGGATAGTCGAGTACTTGGAGGGGGAGGCGAGGATTTGCCGAGAACCTTCTATCATCTCGTTGGTTCGGGCGTCACCCGATATAGTCACCTCGCAAGACTAGTATTCAGCAATAATCCTTTCAGACTACGCCCCTATTCCTAGTCGCCGGGTAGACACCCGGTGCCGTTACCTTTTCTACCACTCCCCCTCAAAATACTCGAAACATCACGCGCCCAATTCTCCGGCCAAATGGAGATAACCACACCTGCACGCTCAGCCGGAGAACAGGGAGCACAAAGCTCCTGTGTGACTACATTCCCTTGAATGGGTCGCCAAAGTCCTCCGATTTACTGTCTTCCTTTGGCTTCGGCTCGAACTCATCCTTAACGAAATAGAGCTTTTCACCGTCCTTCGCCAAGAGTAACTGTAGATTCACGTACCCACGATCACTCTTGTTAGCCTCTAGCCATTCAATAGCCTCTGAAACCTTTACGCTCATACGACCCTTCACGAAGCTTGGAGCATTTGCATGAGGACGCTCGAACCAGAAACCCTTAGCAAACTGCCTCTCTTTCTTTGTATCGTCCATGTTTGTTTAATTAGATTTCGAATGGCACACCCTCTACATCTTCTACACCCTTAGAGGCCTTCTTTCCCTTCCCCTTGTAAACGTCCGCACCAATGCCCATATACGAGCCTATCTTGCTTATAGCGTCCGTTGTAGCCCCCTTGTAGGCGTCTCCAACGTCCGCATTGTCATTGCCTCCGTAGGACTCGTAATAGACCCCGTAGGCGGGTATTTCAAGCGTAGTCTTGGTTACTACCATGATTGGGAAGAATCCGTTCTTGTCGGCCTTCTCACCCTTGTATTCGCCAACCTTCTCTACTTTCGTGGTCCAAGCACCGACGCCAAACACATCATTCAGGCGCTCCGTTACATAGATTCCCTTAATAGAGGAAAGGAAGGTCTTTGTGGGGTGCTGTGAGATAGCTTCTGGTGGAAGTGGCGCAGAGAGCTTTTTCTTCATTTCCTCTGTGATCGTATCCATGAGTTATTTCTTCTTAGTAGTAACCTTCTTTGCTGGTCTTCCGCGCTTCTTTGGTGCTTTCGCAGGAGAGGGGATTGTGCCTACCTCGTAGATACGGCTTGATTGCCCTTTTCCTACGAATGAGCCTCCGGCACCGTCTGTAAGAATGGTTTTTCCGTGCTTCTTTGGTGCTTTCGCCGGAGAAACGGACTTCTTAACGGCAAGTATCTCCTCGAACAGCTCATCCAGCTCATAAAACAGCCTATCAACAAGTCTGGACAATGATTGTGTTTCTGCTTCTAGGTTTTCTATTCGGCGGGAATTAAAAATCATATGCTTTTGTTTAGTCTTCTTTCTTTTGACAATTTCGTGGTCTCTATCCCACACGCTCGGCAAGAACGAACACCTCTCTTCATGGCAGACGGCGTTACATTGTCTCCGCCGAGCTTGTGTCCTCTCTTACAGTGCGTCCTACGAGAGTACACAGAGCTAAGTGCGTTCCCTCTGCGTAGGTTCTCTTTTTGCGTGACCTGCTCTAAGTGCTTGGGGTTTACGCAACGCTTATTCATACAGAGGTGGTCAATCTGTAACTCGGTGGATATATGGCCGTAAAATATCTGGAAAGAGATTCTATGTGCCTTATACGGTGTCTTGTCTACATACATCACTCCATAACCCCTTCCGTCATCTGCGCTCTGCCATTCCCAGCACCCTTCTCCAAAGCGAGTCTTTTTGAGGAAAGTAGTTCTATCCTTGAGGGTAAGTTCTGGTATCTGACTACGAGCTTTCATATTCTGTAGTGGGTTAGTTGTCAGTCTTTCTTTGTTGATAGAATCGCCCAGAAAATCGCGAAAGACATTGAATAGGCAGCTACTTCCATTTTCTCGAACGCGAAACACACGATTGTTAGCGCCGCGAAAAGATATGCGAAGAATTTCTCCATATTACTGTTGTGGTTGGTCTAGTAGTTCTTTTCCGAGTTCAATCCCGTGTAGTGTCTGTTTTGTTAGCATGTCGGCAAGTTCCATACGGTTGATGGTGATGTTATTTCCAGGTTGGTGGTAGAACTGGTCGGTAAGCATATCTAGCATTTGCGCGAATATCTCACTTTCCTGCTTTGTTTTAGGTTCCATACGCTAATCTACTTTCATTGAAGGGGTTGATAATTTCATGGTTTATTTTCACTTACTTTCTCGATTTTCTCGTAGTGATGTTCGTACACATCGTAGTAGAACTCGTCCTTTACCTCGAACATGAATCTTTTGACAGTCAGTAGGTGCGGATTCTTATATTTATTCTCTATCGTGTTGTTCCTGAATACTTCCATCTTCGCGTGCGTAGCAGTCTTGTGGAACGTCATCGGAAAGAGTTTCTTTTTTCCCCAGGACCTTAGCGGGACAGCGGCCCAATAAATCTGCTTGCTCATACACCACGAAGTATTTTGAAGCTCGCCTTTAAGCAGTCCTGTGAGAATTTCCAACCTCTGTCGAAGTCGCTCGTCTCGTCAGGAAAGTGTATTGGTGGCTGTGCTATTTCTTCCTCGACTGCGTCTATAACCTTCTCTATCAGGGTGTTGAAGAAACACTCGAACTCAACGCCGTTCGCGGGCTTTAACAGGTCTAGGTCTTCGTTTCCTATGAATCTGTCCCTGAATACCTTTCGCGTCTCTTCTTTTAATTCTCGTACTTTCATATTCTTAGAAAGTCATTGAGGAACTGGGTAATGTGGGACTAATCATCTTTCCGCGCCAATAGACCATATTCATAGGGTCAGTGTCGTGGATTTTCTGCATGGTCTCCGCAAGTACGACGAGGGGAATCTTTCGCAAGAGAATTTCCATACTAGCGGGCGTCAATCTGACGGTCGAGGCTGGTAAGGTGAAGCTGCTCGAGCTGTTCTTCGGATACTCCGAACGTGGACTCTGTTGACGCGAGGAACCGCTTAGGCTCGGTCCACGCGTTCTTCTCGGCCTCGGTTATGACAGGAATCTCCTGCTCGAACGGAACTACGTCGTTGAACGCAGCATTGAACTCCTGGTGCATTTTCAACGCCTCTAACTCCTCTCCGCGCTCTCCCATTACCTCGATGCAGAGGCGGGCGTTCTCCTCGTCTTTCTCCTGGAGAAACTGGTCGAAATCCGCGCGAAGGTCCAAAAGGTAATCTATCTCTCTAGCTCGTTTGCTCATGGTGTGGTGTGATTACGTTTACCTAGTAAATATAGCAGGTATTCGTTGCGCGTGCAACCGTACTCATGGTACACTGTGGACAACATGAAAAAGACAATAAACATAAGGGTTTCTGAGAGCGCGTACCGAGAACTGAAGAATAGAAAGAAGAAGTCTGGTGTGCCTATTCTCGTACAGATTAACCAACTCCTAAAGCTCAAATAACATGGCTAAGAAAGAAGACATCTCCCAGTACCTAGAGAAGATAAATGCGTATGCGAATGGAAAGCGTGAAGTTGTCTCTACAGGGTTTCCAAAGCTCGACGAGATTATGGGCGGGGGCTTTCCAATAGGAAGAAGTATCGAGATTTTCGGGGATGAGTCGGGCGGGAAGTCTTCGCTCTCGGTTGCTATTGCAGGGGACTTGATACGAAGCGGAAAGAAAGTATTGCTCTTGGACACGGAGAACTCGTATATGCCAGAGTACGCAGAGAAGCTGGGGTGCGACCCAAAGAAGTTGCATGTGATGAAGACACTAGAGACGGGAGAGGATACTTTGGTTGCTCTTTCAAACATCATCAAGGAAGGAATGGTGGATGTTGTGATTGTAGATTCCATGACGAACATAGTGCCTCATGAGTGGCTTGAGAACGCCGCTGGACAGGGAGCAATAGGTCGTCAAGCCGCAATGCACGGAAGGTTCCTCTACCAGACCCGTGTAGACCGCATATCGAACGATGTGAGCTTTATCTTTGTACACCAGACCCGCGCACCAATCGGAGAGACCGGACCGTACACCATTCGCAAGTCCAGTGCCTCTACTCAGATACTTCATGAGTTCCATGTGCGTATTCGTATGTCTCGTTCCCACCAGATAAAAGACAAGGACGGAAAGATAGTTGGGTATCAGTACCGAGCTGAGATTGTGAAGAACAAGGTCGGACCCGTGAAAGGAAGCGCGATACTTCACTACATGATAGAGACGGGCTTTGACAAAGACTGGGACTTGCTCGATTACGCAGTTGAGAAAGAAGTAGTTGAAAAGGACGGTGCAAACTTCTCTTTCGCAGGGGAAAAAATAGCCTACGGGGAAGGGAAGGCCGTTGCGTGGATGCGCGACAAAGACAACGCAAAGAAAATAAAAGATGCCCTCGGAATATCCTAAGCTCATAACGTGCGACAACCCAAAGTGGCAGGAGTTCTTCAACGCGCAATACTTTCACTTAGCAGGACCAACGCTCTTGATTCCTAAGTGTTCTATCTGTGCGCGAAAGTTATACCCGTCTCCACAGTAGACGAGTGTGAGTGCGTGCTATTCTTACTGAGTGATAAAGCATTACCTTAACTTTAATAGTTCGCGGCAGTCCCAAGATGGCAATCAGGTAGTAATGCACCTTTCACACCGTCTTGGGACTTTCGCGTGTTATTAACTGCTCCTTATGGCATTGAATCAATGGTTTAAGTTCTATGGAGGGGAATACCTCTCCGACCCGAAGATAGCTTCCTTAACACCACAGGAACGCTCTTGTTGGGTTACTCTCTTGTGTCTATCAAGTATCTCAAGCATCCCTGGAACGGTGGAGTACCTGACAGTTGAGGCACTTCTACAGAAGTCAGGAATCGTGTGGGACCCTTACGAGCCTGATGAGTGGGACCGTGCAAAAACAGTCCTCGACAAGTTCGTTCGCATGAAGATGGTTACGAAGAACGAGGAGGGTGTTATCGAGATTCTGAACTGGACAAAGCGTCAGGATACGCTTATGACAGCGGCAGAAAGACAAGCAAAGTATAGGGAAAACAAGAAGAGTAACGCAAACGTTACGGAGCGTGTAACAAAAGTAACGCTAGATAAGATAAGAGAAGATAAGAATACTATTACGCTCGAAGACTCGCTTCCTTCTAAGGAAAAAGAATTTGTAATTGAAGAGGAATCTTCCGCCGCCAGCAGGAAGGCCGAGGCGCGTGCCGAGAAGATAGAGGAAGAGGGATACGACTCCCGCGATGTTAAGGGAATTAGGAAAGAAGCCGAGATTAAGTTCAGTACTAAGTTTCCAAATCCTTCCGCCCAGGAATCGCACATAAAGAAAATGCTCATCGCAGGATTCTCTGGCGAGCAACAGCTTGAAGAGATGAACCGCCTACTGTCCGACCCATTCTGGGGAGAGAGTGGCGTTGACTTTAAGACCGTATCAGGTCAGATAGGAAAGGCGAAGCGCAAGAAGTTCAACAAGGTATCAGTCTCAGAAGACATACGCCTATGAGCCGCCAGGACATATATACGCGCCTACGGGCCTACGAGAAGGAGCTTATTTGTTCCGCGCTCACGTTTGACCAGCACATACCAGCAATCCGTCAGGTTCTAGACCCAGAGGATTTCTTCTCCTACAGGAAAGAATACGAGACTCTCGTTGATGCACACAAGAACGAGAAGAACTTGTACGAAGAGTTCCACGCAAAGGGAATAAAGCTATCAGACTTCACAGAGTTTTCCTCAAGGAGCCACGCAGCGATATGTCGGGATGTTAAAGCAGGAGCAAATGCTCTCCGACTGTTCAACGTGCTCTCAGAGGCCCAAAACAGCCTCACACATGAAGAACCAGAGCAGTTCAGCGCAGACCTCCAGCAGAAACTTCTCGGCGCTGTATCGAGCAAAGACAGGGAAGACGCAACGGCTCCAAACGTAGTAGAGCAGTTCAAATTCCGCCAACAGGAATTCGCAGAGAAAAAAGAACGCGGCGGCTCCCTTCTCGGTCTATCCACCGGGTTCAACAAACTTGACGAAGTGATAGACGGCCTCCGACCAGGACACTTATGGATTTTTGGCGGGTACACGAATATGGGAAAGACATCCGGCTCGCTCAACATCCTCGCGGAACTTGTACGACAGGGTGAGAAGTTCGTGTACTACTCACTCGAAATGACGAAGACAGACATCTATTCAAGGCTTCTCGGTATTCTCTCAGAAGAAAACGGGGTAGGAATCATGAAGGGGTATCCACATAACGCAGAGCGCGTAGCCAACGCCGAGCGGATGTTCATAGAATCGCGCTCAAAGATATACAACACTAAGTACAATCTTGAAGACATCCTGCTCTCAATGGCAGAAGAAAGCATGAGTGAAAAACCAGCCGTGTTCGTCATAGACTTCCTACAAAACGTGATGGTTAAAGAAGCAAAGAGCGAGTACGAAGGGACCACAAAGGCCATAATTCAATTCCAAAAGGCCGCAGGAGCACACCAAGTACCAACCATAGTGCTCTCTCAGGTATCGAACGACAGTGCGCGTTCTACAGACGGCATGGTCATGGGATTCAAGGGTTCTGGTGCTATTGCCGCCGCCGCCGACCTCGCTATCGAGATTACAAACGGCGAGGAAGACTCCCGCTCCCTCAAGGAAAAACTAAACTCAGGTGAACAAGTGCAGCTCAAGTGGCAGATTAAAAAGAACCGACACGGGCGCGTTGGCTACATAGACATGCTCTTTAGTGGTCGGACGGGAATCTTCACAGAAAACGAGATATGAGAAGCACACGAAACATAGACCGAATGACCCGCGATGAGTATTACTTCGATTACTTGAGAGAAATGCGCGAGAACTACCGAGGGTGGGACGGTATCCGCCGAAGTCCCTATGACTTTGACCGGAGCGCAAACTTCCCTATGTCAGACGGAGAACGAAACCTGTGGGGAGACTTCCGAGGGAAGGGAATCCACATGTACTACCAGTTCCCTATCGGAAAGTATTACGCGGACTTTTGCGACCCGCACCACGGTCTTGTCGTGGAAGTGGACGGAAAAATCCACTACGGAAACGAGCGGAACGACAAGATACGCGAGGACTATATTCGTAGTGTCGGATTCGATGTGTTGCGTATCTCAGGTCGGGACACCTACGATCAGAAGCACGAGACTGAGAGCTCGTGGGGAGTCGTTGACGTGATAACGAAGTGTGCTGGCTACGACAAGGTTGTCGAATGGTACGAAAGACGCGGAATAGAAACGCCGCACACTGCACACAAAACACCTGTAATGCCCTGGCTACTCTTCAAGGCGTGGAACGAGTCCATCAAGGAACCATACTCACGGGAGCTGTACGACCTACACATTGCAAAACATAAGTACCAAGACGAGGTATTGACCTCCGCAAAGCACAAAGAAGACTTCATAGAAATCTACTCTTTCGCAGACATGCTGACGGCTATAGAAAAGGCGGACGAAAAGTACAACCCGCTAATAGCCGAAGCGAAGAAACGACTATCCACACCCCACGCACCATTACCCACCACTAAGGACGTATAGTTAAAGAGCCATGAAAGAAGGAATCTATAAGCTCCCTGACATTTCAACAGATTTGCGGGATATGTTTATTCTCCGCGAAAGTTGGAAGAAGACCCGCGATATGCTCCAAGAACAGCATCCAAACGCGAAGATAAAGTACAGCTACAAGACCAAGCAGTTCCGAATCATCTACCCCTTACCGAGCGACTTCTATAAACTCCAAAGCATTAAAATCCTATAAAACATGGAAACCAACATCACCCTCGTAGAAGAACTAGAGATAAAGGTTCCCACAGAACTTTCAGAAGTAGATGCCCTTATCTATCTTGTTAGGATTGCAGACCGCGCAGAGAACCTTACTCGTGAAGGACTCTGGAAGGTGCAGCAGGAAGGCTTGTGGGAAGACCGATTCTCTTCCTGGGGCGAGTTCGTGGAATCCCCCGCAGGACTCAACAAGTCCCAGACCTGGGCAAGCAAGCACCTCAACATCCACGAACACTACACCCTGAAGGGTGGACTTTCTCCTGAGAAACTGGAAGGCATAGCAACAGAATCTCTCTACATCGCAAAAGACCTGCCCGGAACCGTAGAAGAACAGACCTCAATGGCCCGAACCCTCTCTAGGAAAGAACTTCGAGACACAAAAGTAGACGGAGGCCACGAACACACCGAAGCAATACGCATATGGAAGTGTTGCGGTATGAGAATCGCAGACGAAGAGAACAACTAACCCCCTTCATGGAAAGAAAGACTAGCGAATGTGAAGGGCATGATTTTTCCGGCGAAGGTCAGGAGTTCTTTCTTGATTGTGAGATTTGTAAGGGTTTGCACGAATTCCTAGAAACACTCAATGAAAAAGACTAACCTCAAGAGAAAAAGAATCCTTCCCGCGAAATCCCCCTTGAAGAAGAAGCGAGACATAGGGCTAGAAGGCTCAAAAACACCCCTAGGAGCCTCGAAGGGTATCAGGAAGGTATCCGAGGCCACCAAAGAACGTAAGAAGGCAAAAAAGGCCAACTTCACCGCCTTCGCTCGGGATTGGGGAATGCCAGCTTATGTGCTTAAAACAGGCAAGACGGCACTTCGCTATTCCGGGAATATAGAGAAGGGTGTCGCGTGGTTCTGGTTTGCGCGCTTTGTCCGCGCTAGAGATGCTAAGAAGTACGGCACTTGTATTGCTTGCGGCAAGCCTTTTCCCTATGAAAAGCTACAGGCCGGACACTTCCGGGCAGCCTCTAATTGCGGCCACGGCCTACTCATGGACGAGACGAACGTAAATGGGGAGTGCGAGCAATGTAATGCGTGGGACGATATGCACCTTTTCGGATACGCGCAGGGACTAGATGACAGGCATGGAGAAGGCACCAGTTTTCGCTTGCGAAACAAGCCTCGGGCAGAAGGAAGAGAACCGAGTCGCGCAGAATACCTAGAAAAAGCACGTATATACAGGGCGAAATGGCACGAACTCATGGAAATACCGTTGTCCACACCCCCCGAAGAAACCGAACAAAAAGACACCACCCCAGAGGTATAGTTAAGAGTATGACGGACGAGGAGAAAAGAATCCGACAGAGAGGCTACTGCAAAACCTACTACCAGAAGAACAAGGGACGCATCAAAGCCAAGAGACAAGGAAACAGTGAATGGCTCGCCCTAGAACAAGCAGAACGAGAATGGAAAAACACACACCCATAAAAGATTACCTACCATGAAGAAAATCCTCGAAAGACAACTAGACGTACACAAACTAGGCACTCCGAACTTCATTCTTGTTGGCGAAGACCGCGAACCGCTACCGATAAACGCCTTTTCTTATGAGGAAATAGAGGAGCTGTGCCACCAGTTCACGAAGGACATGCATTACAAGCGCGAAAAACAATCATGACCCCCGCCCCAACACCCCCTACTGAGAAGGTACTACTCAAGTACCCAGACGGGCGCACAGAAGAACACGAAACAGAAACTCTAACCTTCAAGGAGACTACCGATAAAGGTTGGGAGAGTCGTTACAAAGACCTCTTCTTGGAGATATACCGTCCCGCAGGTATGGGCGACGAAAGCGATATAGACCCTCGACTATTAGCCTTCATCCAACACATAGCAAAAGAAGAGTATGAGCGTGGAAGAAAGGATGTGATTGAGCATATTCGCAGCGCAAAAGACCAGTACATGGTTCCCGCAACCCTCGCCCGCCTTGAAGCAGCACTAGAAACACCCTCTTAATACACATCTCTATGAAAGAAGTAAGAATCAATTTCAGCTACGGAGACGGGACAGACTTTAAGTACCTCATTAGCTACTTCAAGGACGGGAACCTTATCGACTGGGAAGAAGTGATTAGTACGAACGACATACCGAAGCGTATCAGCGAGTTCTATTTCCCGGGGAAACAAACCACCCCCTAGAACAACATAGAAATTTACATTCCCTCTTATGTCTGAAGAACTCGAAGAAGAGATTTATTGCCGCGAATGTCAGGGATGTGGAGAAGTAGGATGCGACGGTATCAGGTCGTTCCTAGAGGCTCATGTTCGCGGAAAAACTAACTGTCTACACGAAGATTCCTTCATAGACGATATTCTCTGGGCCTACAGACACCTCGAAACCGAAGAATCCACCCCACCTAAACAGAACTAAAAGAACTTATGAGGGGTTATTCACAGGGTACTTGCATAAAACCCAGCGTTAGGATATATTGACTGTATAAGCCTAATACATCGCATATGGAAACAAACAACATCTTTGGAAACGGAATTAATAACGAGGAGCTTTCGCAGGAGGAAGTAGCAGAAATGATGGAATCATATGCCCTCTACGCCTAACGAATGGCTAGAAGGTAGAAAGTCCGGCTTCGGCGAAGCCCGGCTTTTTGCCGTTGATGAGATTCGCGCCATGGAAAGACGTTTACTTACTGATACCAGCCTCGATGTATTCAATGAGATAAACAAACTCCTGATTACGGTTTCTAAATCGAATCCAGCAGTATGATCGAAAAGAACCCCGCAGCCGTAGCGCTAGGCAGTATTCGCAGCGAAAAAAAGGCCAAGGCCGCGCGAGAGAATGGAAAGCTCGGCGGAAGGCCGAAAAAGAAACCAGAAGCCTCCCCTAGCCACCTCACATAAGAACAAAGACCATGAAGATAGGAAACATCACAATAAAGTTCCATAAGCACAAGTGGGAAAAGCAAGTTATCTACGCTCAGGAGAATCTTTCTGCTGGTTCTGACGGCTATCTCTACAAGTTCGCGGAGAAATGTATGGCTAAAGACTGTGACGCAGGATGTTATAAGAGCTTTTACTACGTGCGATTCCGCGCAAAGCCGGAAATACTAAGCATTGACTAACATGACCACCACCAACCCCTCTACTACAAGCCTTGCTGAATTAACGGACGTATACGAACGAGAAGGACTACTAGGAATCCAGGCCCTCCTCTCAAGAAAAGAAGAGGAGGTTGTGGATGGAATATATAAGTTCCCCGCCTGGTTCGATGAGAAACTTAAGTCCGAGTTCTACGATATGTGGAAGTGCTTTAACCGCACACCTTGGGACTACTTCATGCAGGGAATGGGGTATCAGGCGAAGAATGGAAGGCGTGTAGTAGCGCGAAAGCTAATGACAGAGCAGATAATCGTCGGAGAATACTTCCACAAATCCTCGAATATAGGCTGGGTGTTCGATGGGAACGAAGTGCACCACGTATTCAATGCAGAATTATCGGAAACCGCAAAGGAGCATTGCAAAACTTGCCTGAAAGATAAGGAAATATTGCCCGGAAGCTGGCATTCGTGGCCCACGATAGAACACCCTAATCCGCTACCGAATCCGACGCACGCATCTCCAGACAGTACGAAGAAGTGTCCGCTAGAAGAGTGCGATAGAGATGCGAACCATAGAGGTATACATCTTCCAGATAAGGGAGTCTCGCAGGGTAAAGAATCTTCTGAGGAGGAAACGCTTGTATACGAAGACGCTAACCCAAACGAGCGAAAATGGTGGGAAGGCGGAAGCAAGCAAGAGCGTTCCCGAATCCTAGCCTTACTAGAGAGTAAGAAGAAGGAGTGTGATCAATGCGAAAACCGGGAAGTGCACGATACAGAATGGAACCAGGCACTCACTTCCCTAGCAGAAGAGATCCAAGAATGCTGCAACAGAGCACCAGCAGAACCCCACACCCATAGCGACGAACTTCAGAAAGCACACAAGACAGAAAAGGAAAAAGCCTGGAGTAACACTATTAACTACAAGAATTGTGAATAGACCTCCCTGTATTCTCTGCGAAAATCGCTACTGAATGATATTAAGCCTCGCAAAATCACCATGATACGTTATTGCAAGTTCGTTGTACCTCTGTGCCGCCTCTCTAGCAGAAGAGTACACACCTCCGTTTATTGTCTTCTTGTCCACACGTATACGCGCTCGGTACTTGTTTCCATGAATGCACACTCCTTTGTAGCCGGACGTATTGTTCGTATATATTGGAAGGTTTTTTCTGTTATCTGCCGGGGAGCATACACGCAAGTTCTGTTTTCTGTTATCAAACGTATCTCCGTTTACGTGATCCACAACCATCCCCCCAGACTCTATACCCATAATAAGTTTGGGGAGAGAGATTGCTCTTTTCTTCTCGCCAAAGTTAGCACTCGTTCTTATGCATAAATACTCCTTACGCGACTTTAGATTCGACTTGCCAACAGTCCATCGGTATTTAGAGACAAGTTCGTAGTCATCTGCATCTATAATAAATTCAACGCCTCTTATAGTCTTCATCATCATATGACACATTATACAACAAAAGGTCCAATGTACCGTATAAAACAAGGATGGGCCTGCGAAGACTGTAATCTAACTACTCATGGTGAATAGAAAGCTCGTATGGCTCTCAAGCGACGAAATTGAGGATATTACCATATCCCGCACGAGCCACGTCCCACCCTACATACAGGCAATCATAGACGTACACGAGACCTACTATCACCTTCCCCACGAGCTAAAACCAGGGTTTCGTTGGCTTGTAGATGAGATTTGCGGCCCGTATCCCCTTGACTTGCCCGTATATAAACCCTGTTATACTAAGTACTGTACAAGCCTAAACCATAATCAAAAGTATATGGAGGAAGTAAAGATGGAAGAGGGAGAAGTAATTCCCCAGGAGGAAGCACCCGCAGAAGAGGCACCGGTAGAAGAAGAACAGGCCTAGCATGAAGCTCACAAAGGAAGACGCAATCGTAACTCTCAACCTCCTGAAGCGCGTATCAAACGTAGCATTCGAGGAGACAGAGATCGTCGCACTCCTACGTCAGAAGTACATGAAGATAGCGGAAGGAGACACAATTTCGCAAGAGAACGGGGAAGAAACCCCCAAAAAGAAGAACTAAGAGATATACCCGCTATACACAGGCGGGTTTTCTCATTATAATAAGACCATGAAAGTTACTTACGAACAGGCAGTACGACTAAAGGATGCAGGATTCCCCCAACCCGGCGACGTAGACCAGCACTCAATGGACTCCAGGTATGAGAATGGGGTGTATATTCCTACTGAGAATGAGCTACGTCTAGCTACTGGATATTTCGCAAGCGAAATTGATGCAGTAATAGAACTCTACATCGCCCAGAAACATAACGTGAATTAACTATGGCAGACAGACTCCTAACCCCCCAGCAAGAGAACTTCCTTGCGTACTATACAGACCCCAAAAGCGATACATTCTCTAACGCCTATAAAAGCGCACTAAAGGCAGAATACAGCGAGGAATATAGCCAAAACATCACTGGACAAATGCCAGATTGGTTATCAGATAGTATCAGCGACGCCCGCAGGCTCAAGAAAGCCGAAAAGAGACTCGATCAGATACTCGATATGGAGCCTATAGATGAATCAGGAAAGCCAGACAACTCACTTATAGCTAACCAAATGAAAGCTATCAATCTAGTAGCTAAAGGACTAGGAAAGAGTAAGTATTCCGAACGCCAGGAACATACAGGAACCGACGGGCAACCTCTACTTATACGATTCGATTCAGCCTTCAATGAAGATACTCCACGACAAACAGAGGGAACTGGTACTTAGTAAGGCACGTTTCAAGGTTGCTAGAGCTGGCCGAAAGGCTGGTAAAACCGCTGTAGAGGTGGAAACTATTGCTTTTAAGGCAACTGCACCGCAAGAAAAGCTCAAGCTACGCACAGACAAGACTCTCCAGAACAGGAAAGTCCTCTACATCGCACCTACTCAGATTCAGGCCAGGAAAATTATCTGGGAGGAACTAAAGACCCGGCTAGCAGATGTAGGTACTGCAAGTGAGCAAAGACTTGAGATACGCGTCCCGAACGCTGACGGATTCTTTACCACAATCTATGTGGGAGGTTGGGAAAACCGCGAGAACTATCGCGGTATGACTGAAGTAGTGCACATCTCCTTTGATGAGACAGACACCATGAAGGACTTTTATATAGGCTGGCAGGGGATTTTCCGCCCTATGTTCCTTGATACAGGAGGCTCAGGAGACTTTATCGGCACCCCGAAGAAAGAGAACCCAAACCTTAAGAGAATGGTAAAGGAGTTTGAAGGTATGGGGGAATCCTACGAAGAGTTCCACTTCACTAGTCTCGACAACCCGCATATAGACCCAATGGAGGTAGAGGCTGCTCGGCAAGGTATGGACTTTGAGACGTACAAGCAGGAGATATTGGCCGAATACATAGATAATGCCGGGGCACTCTTTAAATACGACGCCCTGGTAGATGTATTTACCAACACTATAGAGAAGGAAGATCGCAAGTTCCTGATAGTAGACATCGCTGATGATGGCTCGGATAAGACTATATTCTCCTTCTGGGAAGGACTAGAGGAGTACCGAAGAGAGGAGTTTGCACGGCTAAACACTGAATCAATCATCAATAAGATCAGGGAATACGCAGCACAAGACCGCATACCATACTCAAATATAGCCGTAGACGCCATTGGTGTGGGTGCAGGAGTAGCATCTAGCTCACTATTGGACGGCATCATAGGCTACAAATCATCCTACGCACCCATAAAGACAGACTTGGACATCGTCAGGCTACCCAACGTGGGTTATATCCCTAACGCTGCAAGCCTCACATCAGACTACAAGAACCTTAGAAGTCAGTGCCTCTTTACCCTTTCGGACCTTGTAAACAACCACAAGATAGCTAGTAGGGTAACCGGACAGGCAAAAGAGTGGCTTATCGAGGAGCTTTCTACCTACCAGGACGCCTCGAAGGGAGATGGGAAGCGTATGGCCACCCCAAAGGAGGAGGTTAAAGCAGCACTCGGACGATCACCTGACCACTCGGATACCTGGATAATGCGCTGTTACTTCGTTATCCGAGCCAAGATGAGTCCTGCTCAAAGCGAGGAACGTGCCGTAGTAGCAAGTGCGCTAAAGAACCAGTTCGCACGCAACAGAGCCAATATGGGAAGCACACGCTAAATGTACGAGCACGAGTATCTAAACGCTACTGTCTGGGCCACCCTGAAACGCTCAGACATTCATGGAATAGGGGTTATTGCTATCCGTCCAATCCCGGCAGGCACAAGAATAACGGACAACACCGTTAATAGACCCACTGACTTCCACATGTTCGTACTCTCACAAGGAGAATTTCTCTTGCTAAATCCTGAGATACAGACACTTATCCTAGACCGCACTCTATTCGAGGAAGGTCGAAAGATGAAGTTTATCTCCCCGAACGACGATGCAGTGCTACGGTCCTTCATGAATCATAGCGACACACCCAATACTGACGGGGAGTTTGCTCTGAGAGACATCCAACAAGGAGAGGAGCTAACCGAATCATTCAGGATAGAGAACCCTCATAGACTAACTGTGGAGCACATGAGTTTCCTCACTGTCCCCACATCAACCCCTTGATTTTTTAAATATATACTGTACCCAAATGGCAAACTACACACAACAGGCCAAGACTATTGGCGAGATAATCCGTAAGTCTGAGCAGGACTACATCAGTGGAGTAACAACGATTAGCGAGCATGTAGAGTTCTCTCAGAAGGAGAACGTAGAGCGTATTGACGCGTATCTCAACTCTAAGCACATCTCAGGAGATACGGATAACATGGGCCGTGAGAAGCCCTTCTTTAATATCGTTACCGGGGCAGTAAACATCTGGTACAGGGCCACTGACATTGACCGCAAGAACATTCGCATCAAGCCTACAAAGTCTAAGGACGTAATGGGCGCGTACTTAGCTACTATCCACCTCCAGGAATGGATGAAGCAGGATAACTTCGGCGTATTCCTTAATGATTGGGGACGCTCACTAGCAAGATACGGATCGGCAGCGGTGAAGTTCGTAGAGAAGGGCGGGAAGCTACACGCTATGGTAGTGCCGTGGAACCGCCTCATCTCAGATACGATAGATTTCGATAACAACCCCAAGATAGAGGTACTTGAGCTGACCGAGGCACAGCTTAGGAAGAATAAGAGCTACGACCAGGAGATGGTTGATGAGTTGTGTAATGCTGCTGCAACTGCCCGCCAGACCCTTTCAAAGGAACGCCAGGACAATAAGAACGAATACTTCAAGCTCTACGAGTTTCACGGAGAGGAATCAGTTACTACCCTCAAGATGGCGAAGGGAGAGGAACCTAACGAGGGCGATTATGACGAGTATGTACAACAGATGCACGTAGTCTCGTTTGTCGCTGATTACCCCAAGAAGGGCGTGTATACAGACTTTACTCTTGTCTCAGGCCGGGAAAAGAAAGACCCATACATGATTACCCACCTCATCAAAGAGGATGGTAGGGCTATGGCAATTGGCGCAGTAGAGCACCTATTCGAGGCACAGTGGATGCAGAACCACTCCGTTAAGGCTATTAAGGACCAGCTAGACCTTGCCTCTAAGCTCATCTTCCAGACCGCAGACGGCAACTTCGTAGGTCAGAACGCTCTTATGGCTATCGAGACGGGAGACATCATGATTCATGCTGACAATCAGCCGCTTGCCCAGCTTCAGAACAACAGCCACGACATTACGAGCCTACAGAACTTCCAGGCTCAGTGGCAGACTTTAGCACGCGAAATTACCTCTACCCCAGAGGCTATCTCAGGAGGCAATCAGCCTTCAGGAACCGCATACCGCACGGTAGCTATCCTCAACCAGGAAGCAAACTCTCTCTTCGAGCTAATGACGGAGAACAAGGGACTCGCTATTGAGGATATGATGCGCGAATACATCCTTCCGTATCTCAAGACCAAGATGGATACCTCTAAGGAGGTATCTGCAACTCTAGATGCTCATGGAATCAAGGAGATAGAGGACCGTTTCGTGAAGAACGAGGCAATCAACCGCAACAAGAAGATAATCAAGGAAGCCCTTCTAAATGGAGAAGTACCACAGCCAATGGACCTCCAGGAGAGTGAGCGAGCTATTCGTGAAGAACTCCAAGGAACTGGCGCAGTACGCTTCATAAAGCCTTCCGAAGTATCAGACACCACCTGGAAAGAACTCTTTAAAGACCTTGAGTGGGACGTAGAGGTGGAAGTCACGAACGAGCAGAGCGACAAGGAAGCGGTACTTACGACCCTTACCACCATTCTCCAGACTATCGCCACGAACCCAGCAGTCCTTCAAGACCCTAACGCTCGCATGATATTCAACAAGATACTGACTGCTACGGGCGAACTATCCCCTGTTGAGCTGTCCCAGGCACAGAATGCGCCTACACCAGCACTCCCTCCTACCGAGGCTCCCATGCCTTCCCCTGACCTTATGACCCCTGCGCCAACCCCGTAGGGAATACTAACTAACCAAACCGGTGATATGTCAGAAAAAAAGAAGAAGCAGACAATGCGCTACAGCATTGATGAGATGGGAATTGCTAAGAATACGTTTGCAGAGAACGAGGACTTGTTCTTCGCCCTACGCAAAGTATTCCTTCAAATGCCCTTGGACGAGGTAGACAAGCAGTCACTCAAGGCTCACATCGTAGGAAAGCCGGACGTATTAAAGCTAATCCGCAAAACCTACCTACCAGAGCTAGACCCAGCCGCACCAATCCACCAAATCATTGACTTGTGGATGACGGTAGAGCTAAAGGAGAAGTCCCCAGAGGACGCGTACCCACATATCCTTTCACGGGAACTACTCATCAAGTACCTTGCACAGCAGCTCGAAGTCCTAGAAAGCCTAGAAGATAACGGAAGCATTCGTCTATCCGACATGGCTACAGTGGAAGGTAAGAACGAGCTAGACCTGTACGTTGGTATGGTCACACGCAATATGCTCATCGCACACAACGAGCAGCAGCTAAACCAGCTCAACACATTAGCAGGCACAAAAACCGAGACCCCAGAGGAAACGGTAGAGCGATTGAAAAAAGACAGTAGCAAGTAGAGTTATCCCCTAGTGGACATGCTGTGCAGTTGTCGTACTATTAAACTAAATCGGAGTTGTTGCACCTCCTAAAACGCGCTCCTAATCATGAACGAAGAAGAGGTAGTCCCAACCTTAGAGGAAGAAGAAGAACTGGAGCTAGACTTGTCCGAGGACGAGCAGGAACCAGAAGAGTCCGTAGAGGAAATCAAGGCTCGTCTCGCAAAAGCAGAGGAACTTGCAGGAAACTACAAGACTCGCGCAGAAAAGGCAGAAGCTAAGGCCAAGGAAACAAAGCCCGCAGCCAAGCCGGAAAAGAAGGACGCAGAACTTTCACAATCAGACCTTATTGCGATTATCAAGGCAGACATCCCAGACGATTCCATAGAGGACGTCAAGGACGTAGCCAAGATAAAGGGAATCTCGATTGCGGAAGCTCTCAAGACCCCAATCGTAAAGTCACTTCTTGCTGAGAAGGCAGAACAGAAGGCAGTCGCAGAAGCTACTTCAGTAGGGACCGCACGCCGCACAACAGGTAAAGTATCGCCTGATGTGGTTCTGGAGAAGGCAAGGAAGGGAGACCTGCCGGACTCTGACGCAGGGCTAGAAGCTCTGTTTAAGGCCCGAAAAGGACTCTAAACAAACTGGTGGGGTAAACCTAATCCCTGGTCGCAAGACCTAAAACAATGGCTAATACTATCAGTTCCCGAACGTACCGTGACAAATACCGTCGCGCTACTCTCGACCACACTCTTCGTCTAGCACTCGTTGCAGAGAAGGTTTGTGAAGTAGACCGCTCAGAAGTAAAGCGTATCCAGTCTCCGTATGGCTCACAGCCTACAACGGTTGTACAGGCACTTGCCGGTACATACACTCCTGCAACGTTCACCACAACTGACGACACTCTCTCAGTTGATGACGAGTTCATTGTCTCGGAGCACATCTTCGACTTCGAGGAGACTCTTACCGCGTTTGACCTCTTCGCTTCTCGCGTTGATGTAATGTCCAACTCGGTTGCAACGAAGATTGACCAGTTCGTAGTTAACAACCTCTGTGAAGACGGTACCGGCGCGTACACCACTCCAGCAGGCGGCTTCACTACGGCTGCAAACATCCCTGTCATTATGTCTAACCTCGCGGCTTCGGTCATGGGTTACGCTGAGACATACAAGGGACTCTTCCTCATCATTGAGAACACTGATGTTGTAGGATTCGCGCAGTCACAGGTAGCACAGGGCTTCAGCTACTCTGACGCAGCTCTCCGCAACGGCTTCATGAACAGCTACATGGGTATCGACATCTATGTAGTTCGCACAGGAACCTTCACGGACGCTACTGTTGGAACGAAGACCTGGACAAACGCAGGACACCGCGTATTCGGCGTAAAGAACGTCGCTACTTACGCAGCTCCTCGTGGAGTTCAGTTCGAGGAGAAGGGTGTCACCGGCAAGACCGGAATGGAGGTGGTTGCTTACGGATACATTGGCTTCAAGCTATGGGCACCGTACACCGCTCTCATTGTTGACATCACACTCACCGCTTAGCAATAACTTCCCCCTTTGCGGGGAGAGTCCTGGGTCGTTTAAACCCACCGGTTTGGACTCAGGACTCTCCCCGGAAGGAACACACTATGGCAAATCCAAAGAAAGAAGACGTGGTTGAGGAGGTGGTTGCTGCACCCGCAGCAAGCTCGAACATAGATTGGGACGCTTATCTTGAGAATCTTAAGGAAAAGAACCCAGCTAAGTACGAATTGAAGAAGGCAGAATACCAGGCTCGCGTAAAGAACGCATAGTATGGCAGGGGCACAATTCAATCCAAACGGCTTTGCAGGTGCAAACGCTACCTCGGTTACAGCTCTCGCTGCTACTGGCGGAGGCCAGATGAACGCTCTAGACGGAGCAATCTTCACGCTCACACCAACTGCAACGCAGACACTAACCGCAGCAGTAACACCAGCAGGTACACGAGCGACTATCATTGTCCTCACCTCTGGGACATCTAGCTTCACGCAGACATTCGGCACAGGTTTCAAGTCTACTGGCACCCTGGCAACAGGAATCACAGACGGTGCGTATTTCGTCCTTGAGTTCGTCTCAAACGGAACACTCATGATTGAGACCTCCCGAACAGCAGCAATGTAGTTGAGATTCCTTAGTCTTTCTCTTGCGAAAGGGAGAGACTAAAGGGAACTTAACCCAAATACATGAACACTTGCTTAACTTGTAAAAAAGACTTCCTAGTAAAGAAGAGCACGACAGGTAAATACTGCGGTCGGGAATGCTACTGGAACTCTAAAAAGAGAAGAAAAGATTATGCGTGTTCAGACTGCGGTGTAAGGGTTAGCCCTGTTAAGTCAGTACGTTCTTGTCGTGAATGTATGGGAAAAAGAATGACAAGAGAGGGACATTGGAACTGGAAGACGGACAGAAGTTCATTAGCTAAGAAACAGGAACGGGGTGACTCTTCGTATAAAGAATGGAGAACTTCTGTATGGAGGAGGGACTCCTTCAAATGCCGAATGCAAAACGCGGACTGTAAAGGAAATATAGAGGCGCACCACATTCTCCCCTGGGCACAGTTCGAGAACCTACGTTACGACACAAATAACGGCATTACGCTCTGTCATCTTCATCATCCCAGGAGACGTATCGATGAAGTAAACCTGGCCCCCTTCTTTCAGAGATTAGTAATAAACGAGACCACACCTTGAGCCTAGTCTTCAACGACACAACAAATAAGCGCGGCATCATTCAGGCTATTGAACGCCGTATCTTTCCTGGGGATGAGAACCGCATCTCAGGCAACACAACACTCCTTAAGGAATTCACGGCCGAAGTAAACCTCGCTCTCGATAAGGTAACTGCCCTCATAATCGCGGCAGGAGGAACCTGGCAATGGGACGACAGCAACTTCGATGATTACCCAATCATCACTACCGACCTCGTGGCAGGACAGAGGGACTACAGCTTCACAACGGACGAAGGCGGAAACCTTATCCTCGACATCTACAAGGTTCTTGCAAAGGACGAGAACACAGGACTCTACCGGGAACTCTACCCGGTAGACGCACAGAGCGTAGAACAGCCGCATGACGGGTATCGCTGGGGCGCACAAACAGGTGTTCTGGGCTACTACAACGGCGTACACGACCTCACAGACGGCGGAAACAAGGAAGGGGCACCAACCCGCTACGACAAGACTGCTAACGGAATATTCCTCGACCTTATCCCGTCTTACAACTCTACTGACGGCCTGAAGGTCTACATCAACCGCGAGTCCTCGTACTTCACAACTACAGACACTACAAAGAAGCCTGGTTTTGCCGGAATCTTGCACGAATACCTCGCTATAGAACCAGCATACAAGTACGCCTCAATCCACACAGAGAGTAAGGCGGGAGGCTTCCAGAACGAAATGCTCACTATGGAGGCGAAGATAAAGGAGTACTACGGCAACCGTGAGAGGGACGTGCCCGGACGGATGATAGCGAACGTTAGCAGCACTAAATAAACCATAATGGCAACCGCAACGGTATATAACGCAGCAAAGAAGAAGATGATGGAGGGGACCTTCAACCTCACAAGCGACACTATCAAAGTGGCTCTTGTGGGCTCTGGGTATACTCCGAACATTGACACGCAGGACTTCTTCGACGACGTAACGAACGAAATATCAGCTTCCGGCTACACTGCAGGAGGTGCAAGTCTCGCAAACAAGAGCATCACTGTAGACACTACAAATGACCTTGCCTACTTCGATGCAGACGATGTGTCTTGGACCGCAGGAGCTACCTTCACGGTACGGTACGCAGTTATCTACAAATCAACTGGAACCGCAGGAACGTCGCCACTTCTCGCAGTGATTGACTTTGTAACAGACCGTACAGCCCTTTCAGGGGAACTGTTCTACATCGAATGGCCTACTACCGGAGTTTGTAAGATCAGCTAGCTATGGCAGTGGTCAATTATCAATCCTCTCAGACAGCAACTTCGACAGCGACCACGGCTGTTGTTACGAAGCCTGTCAGTCTTGCGGTTGGGGATTTGATGATTGGCATACAGGCTGCACAAATCCAAGGTGGTACAGCGACTCTCACGCCACCGGCAGGTTGGACAACAGAACTTAGCGGGAATTACTCCACTGATCGTACTACTTACGCAGTCTATTCAAAGATTGCAGATTCGACAGACGTCGCTGCGTCTAATTTTACCTTCACGCGTGCCGCAGGGAGTGGAAATGGCTGTATGGTGGCAGCCATAACGAGGTTTGTGGGCCAAAATAATGGCAACATCGTAGACCAAATAGGAGAGAACGCTGGAACAAGCGGGTCTAGCATTCCTACTGCCTCTATAACTCCAACTGTACTTGGAAGTACGATGCTTATGATCGGTTTCTATTGGGACTCTGGAAGTAGGACACTAAGTGGCTATACAATCACCACCAATAATCCGACGTGGACAGAGGCATACGACATTGCAGCAACTGCTAGCAGTCCGTCTCTTTCGGTTGGTATGGGTGTGGCCTACGCGTACCGCCCCCAGAACACAGCAACGGGAGTGGGTTCTATAACATTAAACTCAAGCACCGAAATCTTTAAGGGGGTTATCCTCAATCTCGGCCCTGCCCCAATACCTACATCAGCAATGTCTTTCGTTGCAAACGGTATTCGTGCAATCCGTTACAGTGGTCAGATAGCGGCTATGACACTTACTGCACTAATACCAACAGCAAATACAGTCGCTGCTAAGTGGAAGAACGCCGTAAAGAACACCTCTACTTGGCTTAACCAAGACAAAAGCTAGCCTATGAAACCTGAAGACTACGCACGGTTTGAAGAGATGTATGCATGGTTTCTTGCCCGGCAAGAACAGCAAATCTCCTTCCCTCTTGATGAGGCTTCCAAGAATAGTCTCGGCGTTGTGACGAACGGCGGTCCCGGCGGCTCAAGCCTTACCCAGAGCGTCGTTACGTCTGGTCCAACAGCAACAGTCCCCGCAGCGTATCAGGGAACTATTATCATTGAGTCGGAAGGAGAGAAGTATGAGGTTCCTTACATTTCAACACCATGAGCAAGATTACCCAGGAAGGACGGTTCAAGTCAGTACAGAACGGCGACAAGTTCGGCTCTATCATTCGCTCGAAGAATCTTTCTCTTGCGAAAGACGGCACTATCGCACTCAACAAGAACTCCATTGTTCTTTATTCCGAGGAGGATGATGCAGGATTCGGCAGTCCTCTCGCTATGGAGACAGACGGTACTATCGCCTACGTAATGACCATAGGTCATCTCTTCCGCTTCCGTCTCAACCAGCTATTCCTTGCCCCGGACGAAGCAATCGCAACCAACCAGCCTGCAATCAATGACGGCTCGGATATGGTTCTGTTTAATGGAACCATAGTAGTGTCCGGTGGAGAGGAGGTTAACTACCTTAGTGATTTGGGCATCGGCCAGGGCTGGAATGCTACCCCACCAATAGATGATCTTAACGAAGATTTCCCTCATCCTCTCTGTGTAAACAACCGCGCAATAACCCTCCTTGTAGGAGACGGCAACGTACTCAGGCAGTACAGCACCTCCTACGTTAGAGACACTGCAAACGAGCTCACTATCCCTGAAGAGTACATCATTACTGTTGTACGCCAGCGCGGAACGTCTATCTACGTAGGCACACGGCATCGTTACGGTGGAGAGGCGAAAGTCTTCCTTTGGAACGGTGCAGGACTACGTAACCAGGCAGAGTACGGTGTTGGGTGTGATTGGGTGTACTCAATGACCGAACTCAAGTCCTCTATTGCCTTGGTTGTCTCCTCGGGACAGATTCTCCGCTTCAACGGCGGTGGGTTCGACATGCTTTCCGCCTTTCCGGTCTACTACACCCCCTACTCATGGAACAGCCTTGCAGACGACGATTCGCTCATAGGAAGGGTTGCCTCTCGCGGTATGAGAGCAGACGGAGACAAACTCTACATAAATATAGATGGTTCTTTAAACACAACAGCCCTTGTGGAGCCCGGAACGTACATTCCTGAACAGCCTTCTGGTGTCTGGTGCCTTGACCCAAGTGCTGGCCTCTACCACGTAGCGGGATACAACTACAAGACGATGCTCAACCTGGATATCTCTGAAGTTGCCTCAAGCTACCTTGTCTTTGCAGAGCCACACCAGGCAGAGACAGGAGATGCGTTTCTTATGATTGGCTCAAGTATTACCGGCCTTACATCGCAGCAGGTCTATTACGCAATAGTAGACAGCCCCAATACTGTAAAGGTGGCAACCTCAAAACAGAACGCACTAAACGGAAAGAATCTAATCATTTCAGGCACGCCCGGCACAGACCGTTGCTACTTCAATCGCTACGAATCAATGGGGCAGACCTCGATTACCCAGCCAGGCGGTCTTCTGGTCTTTGGTCGCACAAACCCCAATGCCTTCTACGGCTCTGAAATCCTCTTTGGTGGAGCAACCATAAACGAAGCACAAGCCTCTAAGGGTGTGATTATGTCTCTTGGTTTAGGAAGGAATCAGGGATATTTCGTTACGGCAAAGATTCCAACCTCTGAAATCACTAACACCTACCAGAAAATAGTAGCTATGTTCGAGCATCTCGACCTTCCTACTGATTTTCTCACGATAAAATGGCGTAAGGTAAAGAAAACCAGCCTACCAACACCCCTATTCTTCAGTGGAGCAGCCAACTGGACTTCCAGTACCACATTCACGGTAGACACACTCCTCAAACCATTTGGAGGAATAGCAGTAGGAGACGAGATTGAGGTTGTTGAGGGCGCGGCAGGAGGCTACATAGCCCACATCACCGCTATAAATACGGACTCAACCACGTACACTGTAACGATAGACGAAGAGATGCCCGTATCAAGCGGACAGTTCGACTTCGTTGTGGACAACTGGCAGAAACTAGGCTCAAACATTAGCAACGAAACCTCTCCAACGGCAAAAGAGGCAGGTTTTTCAACAAAAGACGTTAATACAACCGCTACATGGATAGAAATGAAGGTAGTTATGGGAGGTCGTGGTGTTATGATAGAGGAAATGCAATCTGTAAATAGTCCCAACAGTAAATAACCTTATTTATGGCTAACTCTCCCTTCCAGACTGCAACCTCCGGCAACAAGATTGACCCCTTCAAGCTCGCTCTTGGAGGACAAGCAACTCCTGCTCTCGGATTCCAGACACCTGCACCGAATCCTTTTGCTATGGCAACAGGGAATACCCCACCAAAACTTCCAACCGCCTCAACAGGTGGAATGAGCGTGTACAATCCTGCAACCGCCTACACAGCCCCTCCGAAGCCTCCTGTACAGCCCGTGACGGCCATTACAGCGTCTTCTCTGACTCCACAGCCAACTCCTATTTATCCTGTCGCACAGGTCAATCCAGCGCCTCAGGCAGCACTTGCTGCAACAACTGCTTCTGTACAAGAACAAGCGGCAGGAACCGCCACTAATCCTACCGAACCAGCACCAGCACCTATACCTGAAGCACCTGCTTCTACGCGTGGAACGGTACTTGACCGTATTCTAGGCTTCTCAGAAGAACTCGCTGGGAAAGGGGAGGCGACACTTCTTGCTAACGAGCAAGCGGGAGTAAATGCAAAGAACCAACTCGTTACAGACCTAACCAACCAGTACCGCGCAAAGGAGAGAGAGTACGACAAGCAGATTCGTGCAATTGAAAGGTCTAACCCCCAGGGAACAGGAGCAGAGGTTGCAGCCGCACAGATTGCTGACATAACACGAAACAAGAATCAGGAACTTGCAGACATCGCTATCCAGCAGTCAGCAGCTATTGGCAATTACACGGTTGCTAAGGAAATCGCAGAACAGGCTGTTGCCGCAAAATACGAACCAATCCAGGCACAGATAGACCTCCTGAAGACCTACTACACGCTTTCAGCAGACGACCTTACAGAGAGCGAAAAACTACTTGCCCAGGAGAAAATTCAGGAAAAGCAGGCAAAGGTGGAGTTTGACCGCAGCAAGGAGCTTTACGAATACAAGCAAAAGATTGACCAGTCAGACCCGCTCTACCAGGCGAATCTTGCGAACGTGTACAGCACGATAGCGGCACGCAATGCTGAAGCACTTGGTTCTGCCGGAACAGGTGTCATGGATGTAAACCAGCTATCAGGAAATGGATACAGCGCAGCGCAAAACAATGGTGCGGCAATCACGGCCCTACTAAAGAACAACAATGTTGGTCAGGGTACGCGTACACAGCTTGCTAACGTGCTTGGTGTGGTAAATGCAGCAGAAGAGCTTGCTAACAACAACATTGAAGGCAAGTTCGAAGGCATCAACCCACTGACAGGTATCCTGAATGCAAAGATCCCGTTTACGAATATAGGCCTTCCTTTCAGAGAGACGGTTAAGAGTGAGGCCCAGATTCAGAACGAGGGCTATATTGAAGCAATCAACCTCCGCACCCAGATATGGGCATCTGGTGCTTCCCTCACGTCCGAACAGATCAATCAGGTCAACAGGTTTACTCCTCGTGTTACTGACACGGACGCAGTAGTACAGGCAAAGCTCAACAACCTTGCGAACTTCATGCTTAACCAGACAAAGACACAGCTCCAGTCGGAGGGTATTGACTTCACGCCAGCTAAGGTGGACCTGTTCGAGACAGCAAAACTTATTAAAGAAGCATCACCGGAACAGCGAGCAGAACTCAAGGCCGCTGGACTCATAAAATAATATGGCACTCTCACCAGAACAGTTTGCTTCCTTAAAGAACCGCCTTAGTGGGGGTTTGACTGATACTACAGCCACCACAACAGCTTCCAGCGCGCCTGCTCGAATGGGGTTTCTTGATAGAGTTGGTCAAGACTTCCAGACTCGCGCAAATCAGGCATTTGATGCCAATGAAATGGACCAAGGAATCGGTTCTAAGGTGTTCCAGAACTTAGGCGCAGCAGCAGGATTTATAGGAGATGTTGGTGGCGAAGCTCTGTCTTCTATAGACGAAACGGTTACCGGTGGCGCAGTAGGTGATTTTCTCGGTGAAAGGGTGCAAGAAATAGCAGCCGCACCAAGCGTACAGAACCTTGCGGCAGATTACGGCAAATGGAAGCTAGAGAATCCAGAAGCAGCGGCAAACCTTGAAGCTACCGTAAACATAGCGGGACTTATCCCGGCAGGAGGCGTTGCGGCGGTAGGAGGAAAGAAGGCAGCAGAAGGTGTCGTGGACGCGGCAGGCGTCGTGGGCAGAGCGGCAGCACCCGTAGCAAAGACCGTAGCAAACACTACACGTGGTGTAACAGACGCCCTCTCAATTGCTGGTGAAGGGGCCGCACGTATCCCCGCACGCATAGCCACAAATGTAGCAGAGAAGCAGGCAACCCGTGAGGCGGTACGTCAACTTCCTACAAAGATTGCCCAGCAGGCTGCAAATGACGGGGTAGATATCATAGACATACAGGACATCTACAACCTCCCAAAGGCACAGAAAGCACCCATCAGACAACTCGCACAGACCGTTAAGGATTATGCGGCAGGTCGTAGCAAACTCTCGCCAGAGGAGGTCGTGGGGCGTCCTATAGTGTCCCGAATCAAGGAACTTACTGCTCAGCAGGCTGTGACAGGCAAGAAACTTGGAGAAGTCGCACGAGAGCTAGGGGAAGTAAGTACAAAGGAAGCAGGTACACCAGTATTTAACGCCCTTAGAAAGGTTCCTGGCCTTGAAGACATAAAGATAGGGAGGAACGGCCAACTCGACTTCTCAGATACTCGTTTGCAGACAGCAGCAACGAAGTCCGATCGTGCAGCGATTCAAAAGATATTCACAGACGCGATCAAGGCCGGTTCAGGCAGACAGAAGCACCTCCTACGACAGGAACTCTTTGAGGTATTAGAAGGAAAGAAGAGGTCTCTCACTAACCTAACCGGAACCCAAGAAAAGGCATACCAGGCCATTCGTCAGGGCCTTTCTGATGTGCTTGATGCGAAGAACTCTAAGTACAAGGCACTGAATCAGGAGTATGCGCGAGTAGCAAATCCTCTCACAGACATAAAGAAGTTCCTAAAGAATGCTGACGGACTCGATGAGGACCTACTTTCACAGAAGGCGGGAACTCTTGCGCGTAGACTCACAAGTAACGCCGCATCTCGCGCAGACCTAAAGCAGATTCTAAGGAACCTGGATTTGGCGACTGACGTGCCAGGAAAGACACAGATAAGCCTTGAGTCTCTACAAGACGCATACAACATTCTAGGAAACTACTACGACATCGCCGCAAAAACTGGCCTTAGAGGACAGTTGCGCTCTGGTATTGAAGACGCACAGGGAGTAAAGGGAGCCCTAATGCAAGCCGTTGGCTCTGTAGCAGGCAAGACTGACGCTGTTCGTCAGGCAGCCTTTGAGAAGGCTCTTGAAGAAGCCTTGAAGTAACTACTGATTGACAAGCACGCAGAAAACCACGAATGCGACTATCAGTATAAGTACGATTATCATGTCCGCACCCTACCATGTCCCCAGCAAAAGACCAGAGCATATCGCGGTACACTGTGTATAACCTAAATACTCCT